TCGAGGGCGAACGGTGTGTAGTCGAAGATGCCAAGGGCATGCGAACGCGCGACTACGTGATCAAGAGGAAGCTCATGTTGGAACGGCACGGCATAACAGTGAGGGAAGTCTGATGTCCATCAAACCCGGAGAGAACCATTGATCGTGCAAAAGCCCCGAGCGCGCTATGAGGGCGGAATTTGGTTGGTCTGGTGCTCGCGTATCGGCCCCAGCCCTAGGCCCACGTTCGAACAAGCCTATCAAGCCTGGGCCTATCGCCGTGGTTTGCTCGCATTCAATCCGAAGGAGAACTGAAATGGCATTGCCGCGCACTGCATCCGATTCCGACAAATTCATGCGCACCGCTGCTATCGACAAGCTATTCCGAGAATACGGCGTGAAGCTGGGGCCTCAGCAGCGCAATGCGATATCGGTCGCATCCGAGATCAAGAAGCACCGGCCGGATTTCACCTCCAAAGACCCGCACGTCGTGATCCGCGCCTGGGTACACGAGGGCAACCCGGAGGCGGTCAAGCCAACACTGATTGCTGATACGGGCCGGCCGCTGCGGTTGGACCCGCGGCTGGTCGCAATCCGGGACCGGATCAACCAGCAGCCGGCCATGAAGGCGCTGGTCAGTAACGTGCCCTACTCGGCCCATGGCATGGAGTAGCGATCATGCGGCCGCTGATGCGCTGGGAATGCCAAGACCCGCTGAAAGTCCTGATCGCTCGGGAGGCGGCTGAATTGAAGCAGTCATGCAGCGGCTGCGCTCAGGCAAAAACAGTGGTCAGCCCCTTTGGCGACACCGTGATGCGGTGCCTGAAGGGTAGGCCCTACGGAAAGAAGTGCAGTCAGTACGCAAGGAGCGAATCGTGAGCTGGCGATACAAGTATCGAGTGATCTACAAGGGTGAAGGGTATATGCCACAGGTGCGCGGTGGTTGGTGGCCGTTTTGGAGAAATATGGCGGCGTGGGAACGAGGACGATTGAAGGATGCGGAGGATTTGTGCCGCTGGCATGCAGAATGCGCAGCCAAACGTGCTCGGAAAGGGGTGGTTAAGTACGTGGAGGTCAGCAAGTGAAATCGAACATAGAAATTCTCTTGGGCGAGTGGGGTGCCTGGAAGCGTGGCGAGAATCGCACTAGCCTGGGGTATCCCGATCAGTCCGCATTTCAACGCATGCGCGTCGATGGGCAGAGGCGCGCCGATCCGCATGCGCTGATGGTAGATGACGACCTACGCCAATTGGACTCTCATATCGGGTACTTATTCCCGGAAGCCCGGGTAGTCATAGTGGCGCACTATGTATGGGTTGGCCCAGTAAAGGCAAAGTTGGATCGGGTGCACATGACACGGACTCGCTATTACGATCTGCTGGACATGGCGCACAGGCAGCTCGGGCACTGGATGGGTGACAACTACATGATCGAGGGTGTTGTGCGAGAGCAAAATATTTTGTCCGGACACGTTGCATAGTCGTCCGGACTAAACCACACTGAACTCTGTAGGCTGCGCAGTTGCGCCTACAGAATCTCCGATCCCCGCTTCGCCCCGGCTTGAGCTTCGCTCGCCGGGGTTTCTTTTTGGATCCAGTCACCTTCTTGGTGTGCCTGAGAGAATAGCCCGCCATCGAGAGATCGGCGGGTTTTGTATTTCCGGCCCTCGTGGCGCGGTTGAAATCCTGCCGGATAAAACCGACAGGCCGCCCAGGTTGATCGCTGGGCGACAGATTTCCTGATGTCTCCTCCCGCAGCCAACGCTGCGTTTCGCGCCCCGCTGAGTCGAAAGATTCGCGGGGCGGTTCTTTTCTGCCGCCGCCATATGACCGAATGCCAGGGCTGCGCCCGCCGCCGAGCGGCCATGAAACGATATATGGAGATCGCATATGAGCGAGCAGCAAAACTCCTGCGGCGGGAAGCCGATTCTGGTTCTGAAGGCAGGCAGGCATCTGTCGATGGAGGAGGAGGAAAGGCTTCGCCAGCCACTGAAAGATGCGGCCAGCCGGATCGGGGCTGAGGAAGTCATTGTTCTCCGGGACGGACTTGACTTGTCTGTCCTGCCTGCTGGGCTGGATCGGCTGGCCGCCGCCATCAAGGAGCAGGCGCAAGCCAACCTGGAACTGGCCGCATCAATCCGCCTGCAAGCAGACGCCATCACTGATCTGGTCGAGACGGTAGCCAGCCAGGGTGACGATGACGACGAGCCAGAAGGGCTGGGCCACCTGGGGACTCTGTAGTGCCCCAGCGCCCCCAGCGCCCATGCAGGCACAAGGGATGCCGCAACCTGCATCGCAACGCCAACGGCTACTGCGACCAGCACAAGGATGACGCCAAGGCATGGGCGCGCAAAGAGTCTGCCCCCAAGACGACCACTCAACGCGGCTACGGGTGGAGATGGCAGAAGCTACGCCAGCGCATCCTGGAGCGTGACAAGTATCTATGCCAGCCGTGCCTTGAGGAAGGCAGGATCACCGAAGGCAGGGATGTAGACCACAAGATCAACAAGGCTCATGGTGGCACGGACGACCCCGAGAATCTGCAAGTAATTTGCCCCTCATGTCATAAGGCCAAAAGCCAGCAAGAAAGCCAACGCCGAGGGAATAGCAGGCGGGATAAATAAGACGGGCCAGAACAGCGCTACCAACGCTGCCTGGCCCTTCCCACATCTGACTGATAGGAGTCAAAGTGAGCGGTATCAATTGTAGGCTTACGTGCCAGTCGTGCCAACAAGAGTTTGTGCGCACATCGAAGCGCGGCAGGCCGCCGAGGAATTGTCCGTCCTGCACCATCGAGGCCAAGAGGGAATATTTCCGGATAAGGGAGGAATCCAGGACTAGGGATTACTCCAAGAAGCGACGGGAAACATCTGCGTTTGTGTGCGTCGGTTGCCACAAAGAACGCGAACGGCACATCCGTCGCGATGGCAAAGACTCCGGTCTGTATTGCGGAAGGCAATGCTACTTCGACCATAAGTCGCTGGTATCTAAAGAGATAAGTCTGATTCGGGAGATGGGCAAGAGGTCGCGAGCATATCTCCGGCCATCCAGGCCGACAAAGAAGGAGCCGATCACAAAGCCCGCCCAGATAAGGAAGGCTCCTTGCTGTATATGCGGGCAAGAAGTCGAGCTTTTGAAAGGGAAACAAAAAGCATCTGCGGTTTGTGGCGAAGCGTGCAGGGTAGAGCGAGAGCGAAGAATAAGGGAGGAGCGCAAAGCCACGGAATCATGGAGGTCGGCTAGGCGTCGCTATAAGTCCTCCAGGAGGGCCAAAGAGCGAGGAGCAGACGCCGACCCCATAGACCCTATCGAAGTATTTGAGCGTGCCGGTTGGCGGTGCTATCTGTGCGGCGTTGAGACGCCCATAGGGCTGCGCGGCACAAATCATGACGACGCCCCGGAGTTGGAGCATGTAATCCCTCTGGCTCGCGGCGGATCGCATACATGGGCGAACGTGGCTTGCGCGTGCCGGAAGTGCAACATCAGGAAGGGGGATTCGGACCCAAGGGGACGGGGGGCGTCTTTGGGTTGGCTGGCTTCGTCCTTCCTGACCACGCCCCCAAGTTCATTTTCACGCCCGCGAAATATGAAATCCAAGGAGTGACCCATGGCAGGCGTTGCAGGCCGGTCTGGCCGCCGCCCGAAGCCCGTGGCAAAAAAGGAGCTGGCCGGAAATCCCGGCAAGAGGAAACTGAACCTGGACGAACCTGACTTTGCTCTGGTTCGGACGGTTGAATGCCCAGAATGGATGGGCGAATACGGAAGATTGCTTTGGGATACGGTTGTGCCGCAGCTTTGCGCTGAAAAGGTGCTGGCGGCGACTGATGTCCAGAATTTAGAGGTCTACTGCGCAGCCTACGACCAGTTTCGGGAGGCGGAAAAGCACATTGCCGAGCACGGCCTCGTTGTTCCTGGTGCTCAGGGCGGCATGGTGAAGAACCCCGCCGCGACCGCGAAAAACGAGGCGGTTAAGCAGATGGCGACGTATGGAGGCATGCTGGGGCTGGACCCGTCCAGCCGGCAGCGCCTGACGGGTGCTACGAAGAAGCATGACGAGAACCCGTTTGCGGGGTTGCTGCAATGAGCCGCTATCCTGCCGTTGACCAAGCCGTCAAGTTTGGACGCGATGTGCTAGCCGGGAAGTTTCCTGCTTGTCGGTATATCCATCTTGCGGTGCAGCGGCATTTCGACGACCTAGAGCGAGCCAAGGAAAAGTCCTGGCCTTACTGGTTCGACGCCGCAGAGGCGCAGCGCCGTATAGACCTGATTGAGCGCCTGCCGCACACAAAGGGGGAGTGGGCGTTCAAGCGGCAACTGTTGACGCTGGAGCCGTGGCAGAAGTTCGGCATCGCCTGCACATTCGGCTGGAAGCGCAAATCGGACGACATGCGCCGCTTCCGCGAGTCTTACTGGGAGGTCAACCGGAAGAACGGAAAGTCTCAAATAGCGGCAGGGGTTGGCATATCGTGCTTCGTTCAGGATGGAGAATTCGGGGCCGAGGTGTATAGCGGAGCCACGACGGAAAAGCAGGCATGGGAGGTGTTCCGACCCGCCAAGTTGATGGTCAAACGCTCCCCGCTTTTGGCCGAGGCCGCGGGCATCGAGGTCAACGCCTCGAACATGAACCGGCCTGCGGATGGCGCTCGGTTCGAACCGATCATCGGCAATCCCGGCGACGGAGCATCCCCCTCTTGCTCGATAGTGGACGAGTTCCACGAACACGATTCGGATGCGCTGTACACCACGATGCTGACCGGCATGGGGGCGCGCAAGCAGCCGCTGATGTTCATCATCACGACTGCCGGGGCAGATATTGAAGGGCCGTGCTACGACAAGCGCCGGGAAGTGATCGAGATGCTGGAAGGCACGGTCGCCAACGATGAATTGTTCGGCTGGATCTGGACTATCGACGAGGACGACGATTGGAAAGACCCGGCAGTGCTGGCGAAGGCGAATCCTAATATCGGTGTTTCGGTCTACCGGGAGTATCTGGAAAGCCAGCAGCAACGCGCCATAAAGCAAGCGCGGTTCACGAACACGTTCAAGACAAAGCATCTTGGAATCTGGGTAACAGCCAAGTCGGGATTCTTCAACGTCGCGCAGTGGGAGGCATTGAGGGACGAAACGCTGACTCTTGAGCAGTTCGAGGGGCAGCCCTGCATCCTGTCGTTCGACCTGGCGCGCAAGTTGGACATGAATAGCATGGCCCGCCTGTTCTGGCGAGACATCGACGGAAAGCGGCACTACTACAGCGTTGCTCCTCGGTTCTGGGTTCCGGAAGACACGATTGCCGACATGAACAACCGCCGAATGGCGGAGCGGTACCAGAAGTGGGTGAATGCTGGCCTGCTGATTCCGACCGGTGGGGCGGAAATCGATTACCGGGAAATTCTGGAAGAAGCGAAGGAGGCAGCAAAGCTGAATCCTGTTCAGTGCTCGCCGATGGACCCGCACGGCGCGACCAATCTTGCACACCACCTGGATGATGAGGGGCTAACGCCGATCACGATCACCCAGAACTACACCAACATGTCTGACCCCATGAAGGAGTTGGAGGCTGCGATTGCGTCTGGCCGGTTCCACCATGACGGGAATCCGATCATGACCTGGTGCATCAGCAACGTGATTGGCAAGAACCTCCCCGGCAATGACGATGTGGTTCGTCCGATCAAGCAAGGAAACGACAACAAGATCGATGGCGCTGTGGCGCTGATCATGGCTGTCGGGCGAGTGATGCAGCCGCCCGAGCAGAAAGCAGATTACGAGAAGTCCCTATTTTTCATCTAGGCCCATGAGCCTAGCCCCGAGCCCCGCGCGAGCAATCGTCCGGGGCTTTTTTTATGGGTGTTCGAAATGGACCCGAAAAACACGAAGCGCGTTTATTCGACGATGGTCGTCAAGGCTGTTGATGAAGACAAGCGCGAAATTACAGGCATTGCCAGCACTCCAGGCACCGACCGCATGGGCGACATCGTTGTCCCCGCTGGTGCGAAATTCAATCTGCCTGTGCCGCTGCTGTGGCAGCACGAGCACGACCAGCCTATCGGTCAGGTTATCGCAGCGAAGGTGACCGACGCCGGCATCGAGATCGTGGCGCGGCTGGCCAAGATCGACGCTCCGAGTCAGTTGGCCGCGCGCCTGGAAGAGGCGTGGCAGTCGATCAAGCACGGCCTGGTTCGCGGTCTTTCCATTGGGTTCCGGCCCCTCAAGTACGCATTCCTGGATGACGGCGGCATCGAGTTTTCCGAGTGGGATTGGTACGAGCTGAGCGCCGTCACGATCCCAGCGAACGCCGAAGCATCTATTACTTCCGTCAAGTCGTTCGACACCGCCTTGCGCGCCTCGTCTGGCACCAAGCGCGACGGTGTTGTGCGTCTCGACAAATCCCCTGCGGGCGTCTCCGCACCCAAGCAACGTAAATCCATCAATCCGACGCCCAAGGAGGGCAATGATATGAACATCGCAGAACAACGCAAGGCGTTTCAAGAGAAGCGCAAGGCTACCCAAGAAGCGCTCACCGCGCTGATGACCAAGGCTGCCGAAGAAGGCCGCACTCTGGACGCCGAAGAGCAGGAAGAATTCGACGGACACGAGGCCGAGATCAAGAGCATCGACGATCACCTGAAGCGCCTGGACACCTTCGAGAAGGCCCAGATCGCCACGGCCACTCCGGTGGACGGCTCGAACGAGAAGGCCGGCATGGAATCCCGCGCTGGCAAGATTATCGAGGTCAAGAGCAATCTTCCGAAGGGCACCCGATTCGCTCGTTATGCCATGGCTCTGGCCGCTGGTCGCGGGTCCATCTCGGACGCGCTGAAGTACGCCGAACGCTGGCAACGCGACACTCCCGAGGTGGCCAACTACATCAAGGCAGTTGCTGGCACTACCACGGCGCCTGGCTGGGCTGCCGAGCTTGTGGATCAATCGAACCTCGTTGGCGAGTTCCTGGAACTTCTGCGTCCCGAGACGCTGCTGGGCAAGCTGCAAGGCTTCCGCACCGTCCCGTTCAACGTCAAGATTCCGGTGCAGACCGGCGGATCGACTATCGGCTGGGTGGGGGAGGGCGCGCCCAAGCCCGTGGGCGAACTCGCTTTCGACACGCTGACGCTGGGCTGGAACAAGGTCGCAGGCATCGTGGTTCTGACCGAGGAGTTGGTTCGGTTTAGCACGCCCTCGGCCGAAGCCACGGTACGCACCGACATGGTGGCGCAGACTGCGCAGTTCCTGGACGACGCCTTCATCAATCCGGCTCACGCCGCTGTCGCAGGCGTTTCCCCGGCCTCGGTGACCAATGGCGCGACGCCGGTTCCCGCATCCGGAACCGATGTCGAGGCTCTTATCGCTGATGTGCAAGCGCTGGTGGAGCAGTTCCTGTCGAACAACCTGTCGCCGTCCGGCGCCTACCTGGTGATGTCTTCCATCCAGGCCGCCCGCATTGCATTGTTCCGCAATGCGCTGGGGCAGTATGAGTTCCCTCAGATGGGAGCCAACGGGGGCACCATGCTCGGTTTCCCGGTGGTCACGTCGGAGAACGTGCCTACTGACTCCAGCGGCAGCATCATCGCGCTCATCAAGCCCTCTGAAATTCTGCTAGCGGACGATGGTTCGGTGGCGCTGGACGCTTCCCGCGAGGCGACGCTCGACATGAATGGCGGAAACGCTCCCACGTTCAGCCTGTGGCAACGCAACTGCGTTGGTATCCGGGCTGAGCGGTACATCACCTGGGCGCCGCGTCGCGCTGCGTCCGTGGCGTACATCAGCGGGGCGAACTACTCCCCGGCCTCTGGCAGCTAAGCGGAGTGGGCGGGGCCTTCGGGCCTCGCCCATATCGACATGGCAAAGATCCAGTACATCAAGCGCGCCCCAGGGGCAAAACCCGGCGACGTGCGAAACGTTGACGCGCAATCGGCTCGCGTCCTGACGAGCCTGGGGTTCGCTCGCCGATACGAAACACGAGTGGTCGAACCTGAGTCGCCGTTGGATCAAGTTGCCCAGGATGAGCCTGTGCGCAAGAAGCGGCAGTACCGCCGTCGAGACCTTCAGGCGAAGCAAGAATGAAGAAGCTGGCCGCTGCCGTGATCGGATTTCTGGGTGCCGCCTTGGACTTCACGAGGAGCGTTCTTGCGGCTGCGTTGTTCTGGCTGATTGCCTTCGGCCTGGGCGGCGCTGCGTTGGTCAGCGTTGGCGTCGCTATGCAGTTCGGGCTCGGCTATTCGCTCGTGGCGGCGGGCCTTTTTTGTGTCTTCTATGCAGGACTGATTCTGAGGGGTATGACCAGTGGCTAACGTGACCCTATTTCAGGCGGTCGCTGCCGCTGGGGCGCGCAAGTCCATGACCCCTCCCGGTGGACGCGGCGGCTGGTGGCCGATCATCCGCGAGCCGTTTACGGGGGCTTGGCAGCGCAACATGGAGTGCAAGCAGGAAGACATGCTCGCATTCCATGCCGTGTTTGCCTGCATCACGCTCATTGCGTCCGACACGGCCAAGCTGGGCCTGAAGTTGCACCAGATGGACAACAACGGCGTCTGGATGCCGCTCGATGGCCATCGTCTGACTCGTCTGCTCGCCAAACCGAACACCTACCAGACTCGCAGCCAGTTTTTGGAGTGCTGGTCGATCTCCAAGAGCGCGCGCGGCAATGCCTATGTGTTGAAGGAGCGCGACAATAGTGGTGCCGTCGTAAAGCTGCACGTCCTGCACCCCGAGCGTGTGTGCCCGCTGGTGTCGGACAGCGGAGAGGTGTTCTATCGGCTGAATGCAGACAAACTGGCGCAGGTAACGCAGGGTGACGGTTCGGCGGATGGACAGATCATTATCCCGGCGTCCGAAATCATCCACGACCGCTACAACTGCCTGTATCACCCGCTAGTTGGGCTTTCGCCGCTGTATGCGGCTGCGACGGCAGTAATCCAGGGCAGGAACATCCAGAACAATTCGGCGTCGTTCTTCGGGAACAATTCGAACCCCGGAGGCATCCTGACCGCGCCCGGCGCGATCAGCGACGAAACCGCCCGGCGCATGAAGGCGCACTGGGAGGCTAACTATAGCGGCCCGAACAACGCCGGCAAAGTTGCAGTACTGGGCGATGGCTTGAAATACGAACCGATGGCTGTTACTGCCACGGATGCGCAACTCATCGAACAATTGCGCTGGACTGCGGAGGTCGTATGCAGCGTATACCACGTCCCGCCGTACAAGATCGGCGTAGGTCAGATGCCCAGCTACAACAACATTCAGGCCCTAAATCAGGAGTACTACTCGCAGTGCTTGCAACGTCTGCTGACGGACACACAGCGCCTGCTCAATGACGGGCTGGATGTCGGCGAGCGGCAGGGTTACCGGTTCGATCTGGAGGCGCTTCTGATGATGGACAGCCAGACGCAGATGAACGTCCTGAAAGAGGGCGTAGGGTCTGGCGTGTTCGAGCCGAACCACGCTCGGCGCAAATTTAACCTTCCGCCTGTCGAGGGCGGCGAGACGCCGTACTTGCAGCAGCAGAACTGGTCGCTGGCGGCGCTGGCCAAGCGCGACGAAGAAATGGAGCAGCAGCTATCGGCTGCCGACGCGCAAGAGGCCCAGGATATCGCTGATATTGAACAAGGTGCAGCAGCATGAACCAACAGGAACGAAGCAGTCTGCTGCAGTCCATTGGGAAGTACATCAAGGCGCAGTTCGCAGGTTTCGAGCGACGCCTTGAGCTGGCTGAGCAGAAGGCGGCTCAGGCATTGGCCTTGGATGTAGACGCTCGAATCAAGCTGGCCACCATCGAGGCGGTAAAGTCGGCGACGGAATCCATGCGCGCCGAACTGGCTCAGGCCAAGCAAGAGTCCGCCGAGGCGGCGCAGCGAGCCAATGATTTGGCGGCGAGTTTGCGCCAGCCCGAGGACGGCAAGGATGCAGACCCTGCGCAGATCGAGCGAGCCGTTGCCGACGCGGTGGCGAAAATACCCACTCCGCAGGATGGCAAGAGCGTGACGCTTGATGATGTCATGCCCACGCTGAACTTGGCGATGGAGGAGATTCACGATCAGGTGGACAGGCGCTTGAAAGAGGTCCACGACGCCATCGAATCTGCTCAACAGGCCGCGAAACAAGCCGACGAAAAGGCAAAGTCCCTACGTCAGCCGGAGGACGGTAAATCCGTCACGATGGATGACGTTCGTCCGGTCATTGAGGAGGCTGTCCAGCGGGCGGTAGATGCGCTTCCTCCTCCGAAAGACGGAAAGAGCGTCACGCTCGATGATGTGCGCCCCTTGGTGGACGAGGCAGTTAAATCTGCAGTTGCGGCAATTGAGGTCCCCGAGCCGCGCGATGGGGAGGACGGCCGCGATGCTTTGCAGTTGGAAATCCTGCCGATCATCGACCCGGACAAGTCCTATCCGCGCGGCAGCTACGCGAAACACTTGGGCGGCCTGTGGCGCGCCTACGAGCAGACGCATGAGATGCGAGGATGGGAATGCATCGTCGAGGGCATTGCAACTCTGTCTGTCGAGCAGATAGATGAGCGCACTTTCGTGATCGACTGCGGCCTGTCGAGCGGGCGGGCCGTCCGCAAGGAAGTGGCAGTGCCTATGGTCATTGACCGGGGCGTGTACCGCGCCGATGGCGAGTATAGGGCCGGCGACGGCGTGACCTGGGCTGGGAGCTACTGGATTGCCAAGGATGATACCCCGCAAGGCAAGCCCGGAGAGCCCGGTTCCGATGGATGGCGTCTGGCAGTCAAACGCGGCAGGGACGGCAAGGATGGTCGAAACGGTATCGACAAGACCGCGCCGGTTCGCATTGGATCGAACCCCATGCCCCCCATCGATGCCAAACCGGCGCCGCCGGCTAATCCGCCGAGGGCTGCGAAATGATGCTCGTTACCTTGCAAGAGGCGTCCGACCATCTGCGTCGCGATACGGACTATGACGACAACGACCTGACGCTGAAGATTCACGCCGCCAGCGCCGCCGTCATGAACTACCTGAAGCGCGATGTGCTGGCCTATGAACCGGAGCGCGATTCGAGCAGCGAAGTCGTGCGCGACTCGAATGGTTGGCCTGTTCCAGCGCTGGACTCCAATGGTGATCCGACCATTCGTTTCGAGGTCAAGGCCGCTGTGCTGTTGATGCTGGGCGAACTCTACAAGAATCGCGAGGGAGAGCAGGCCGGCGAGATCCCGACTCAGTGGGGATATGGATACCTCCCAAGGCCGGTAATTGCCTTGCTGTACCCGCTCCGCGACCCCGCGGTGGCATAAGGGGCAACTATGGCAGTCGAATCAGGCACGCTTCGCCACCGCATCGAGATTCAGGAGTACCGATACATATCGCAAGACCCGGTGACGGGCGCGGAAATCCGGCAGTGGCAGAAGTTTCACGAATGCTGGGCGTCCGTCGAACCGCTGTCCGTGCGTGAGCTTGTTGCCGCGCAGGCCAACCAGTCCAAGGTCACGATGCGCGTGAAGATTCGTTATGTGGATGGCATTGACGCCAGCATGCGCATCGTTCGCAAGGTGCGGGGCGTTGAGCAGATTTTGAACATCGAAGGAGTTCAGCCTGACCCTGATTCGGGGCTGGAATGGCTGACGTTGCCATGCAGTGCTGGGGTCAGCATCAATGGGCAGTAGACCGTGGCAGGACAAGGCAGTTGTGATCATCGCCAGCGGACCGAGCCTCACCAAAGAGGATTGCGATCTGGTGCGCCGATCCGGTTGCCCGACAATTGCTGTTAATTCGTCCTGGAAGATCGCGCCGTTCGCTGATGTCCTTTACGCTGGAGACGCGTGCTGGTGGGACGAATACGGAGCAGAGGTAACCATACCCGCCGAGCGCTGGACCTGCTCGCGTCAGGCTGCGGCCAAGCACAAGATCAAGCTGCACTCTGCCTACGGCCCATACAACAGTGGCAGCCGGGCCATCCAGTTCGCCCTGGAGCGGGGGGCGCAGCGTGTAGTTCTTTTGGGGTTCGACTGCTCGGTCGAGGATGGTACGCACTGGCACGGCGACCACGAAAGGACGAAGAACCCAACGGCGGAGAAAGCGGCGTCATGGCATCGGCAGTTCGCGGCGGTGGCGCTGCAGGCGCGAGTGCGGCAAGCCGAGGTCATCAACTGCTCGCGCAAGACCGTGCTCAAGGCATTTCCGACTGGAGATCTTGCGAAAGCACTGAATGAGCCGCACGAGCAGGCTGTGCTTGTGGATGGCATGTTCGGGCTAGGGGATTCGATCTATCAGCGGGCTTTTCTGAAGAAATTGCCTGGGGCATATGTCATCACCCCCTGGCCTGAACTGTACGCAGACCTGGACATCAAGCCGGTGAAGCCGCAGACGAAGCTGCGCACGCAGGCGAAGAATGCAGCGAGGAATCGGTTGAAGTGGCACGCAACTCCGAGGGGCGCGAGACTGATCCGGGTTGGGTACGGGCCACGAGATCTGATGTCCGGCTCAATTCCAGATGCCATGCGCAAGCAATTTGGCATGCCGCCCGGAGAACTTGATCTGCCGCGTAGACCGTCACCACTGCGAATATCCAAGCCCTTCGCCATCGTGCGGCCTGTGACTGAACGCAAAGAGTGGCATAACTCGGCGCGAGGCCCATTGCCTGAATATGTGGCGACGGCCGCGAAGGAGTTGCGCAGACGAGGGTACTGCGTCGTGTCGATTGCCGATCTGGCTCCTGGCGCAGAGTGGCTGGTCGGCGACCCGCCCGACGCTGATCTGGTGCTCCACGCGGGGCAGTGGAACATCAACCAGTTGCTTGGGGCTATCCAGCACGCCTCTGTTGTTGTCGGAGGCGTGGGCTGGATTGTTCCGGCCTGCATCGCAGCGAAGAGGCCCCTGTATGTCATCCATGGTGGGCATGGAGGACACAACCATCGCACAAAGCTCACGGCACCATGGATGGATCTGTCAAAAGTAGGCTGGGCAGAGCCGAAACCAATGTGCATGTGTACGAACATGCGGCACGACTGCAAGAAGGAAATCAGCGGGTTTGAGGAGAAATTCTCGCGCTGGCTGGATGGAATGGGGTTGTAGGGGGCGGTAGACGGCGGTTAAGGAGGGTGATTCTTCGGGATCGCCCTTTTCTTTGGGCGAACGAAATTGACAAGAGACGAGATTTTCAACACGGCACTTAGAAACGAGCTAGTGTGGGTTCCTGCGCTTGGCATGGGCTTCTATGATGTTCGCGAATCGGACATGCCCTACGACGCCGAATACTTCGCCCGCTATCAGCGCCAGGCCGATACGCCGATGGGAAGGGCGCTGACGAAGGCCAGGATTGACCTGGTTGCGCGGCACTATCGCGGACCGGTGCTGGACGTTGGCATCGGCGCGGGTCAATTCGTGGTCGAGCG